AAACCAATTGTTGCAATCCTAGGAACTCTAGCCCTTAACATTTCAGTCCCCGATAAGCGGCGGGCGGTTCAGGAATGGGCTGCTCGTCACTATGTCAGCGGCAGTGCCCCATTTCCAAGCCAGGTATCCCTCAATCTTCAATCGGTCAGATGCCGATAGAGCCCCATTATTTGTAATAATCACTTCACCGATCTGCCAGTTTGTGTACCGACTGAACAACGGCGATGAGCCGATGTATAGCGGCGAAGTTCCTAAATTGGTTCTGAGGGTATAAGAGCCTGCGTTGCTACCGTCCGTTTTTCCGTTCTGCAACCCAACTAATGAATTGTTTTGATGTATGCCTGTAAAAATGTAGGTTTGATTTGTAACGTAAGTTGCTACCCCAGTCCCATCGTAATTCGGCTGAGCTCCCCCAGTGTTTGCTGCATAAATTGCAGACCTTCCATTGCTTTTGATAAGATCAGACCACCCTGCAGTTGTGGGACCAGAGGCGGTAAAAAACTCAAATAATGAGTTGTAGGCGTTGGTAAATGCTGCCGCCCTGAATACGATGAATGCCGTGACTGGATATTGAAATGCCCAAGCCTCGGGTGTGCGTTGTAGCGCCTTGGCAGTACCGTTGAACGAGATGCTCCCAAGACCGTTGATGCCGTTCTGGTTATACGCTGGCTGGTTGGCCGTGGTTGTCTGCGTGAAGTGCCTATTGTTACCACTCTTGTCGCGCCACTCACTTACGCCTGTTGCTACTGAAACTGTAGAAGCATCAGCAGCATCTAACCACAGCGCGGGTCGCAGCAGATCTGGCGTCCACAAGCGTTGCTGCAACTGCGCCTCGTCGTATCGGCTGATCCCGCGCGGCATTATGCAATATCCTCGTTCCAAGGGCGAACGTACAGCTCATTGCCACTGGCATTTAAAGTTACGCCAGCATTGTTAATTACGCTTATGCGCATAGAATATGGGTACAACCGCACCATGTTAATAATAGCCACTTTTGCCGATGCCCCGCTTGTGAGCGGCACAACGTACAAATCACCACCAATACGGTCTGCCGTGTCTGTGCCGTCATTTAACGTCACACGCAGCGTAATTGAACCACCTGCAGCAGGGGTAATGCTACCTAATTTAATAGTAATCGTTCCATATAAATCTTTATTACTTGAATTGTCATAAGTTACCGCAGTAGATTCAGAGCCATTTGCTAAACTATTTAAAGTTGTACTAGCAAAATTGCTTGAACGTGCACTTGGTGTTGACCATTTTGCTATTGCCATTATGCTATGCCTCCGCGTGCAATTCCAACTGTTCTAGCAGTCACTTCAATTTTATTGTATTCAGCCCAAGATTGCTTTGCATTTGTTAAATCAATTAAATCGTTTTTGGTGGCCGTTGTGATAAGGTTAACCTCCTCAAGAGAAGTGAGCATTGCTTCAGCGACGTTGTAGGCCGAGGTTTCGTCTGTCTGGATAATTGAATCAATCTTCATAGTATCACGAACAATAATACAAAGACCACGAATGCTGGGATTGGCATTAACGTCGTCGGCAGTAATCACAATTGCTGGCCAATGTCCACGACCCAACAAAAATTGCCTAACATGCTGTGTCAAGATAGGTACTTTTTTTGTCGGCAAAGAATCATCAACAGCATTTAGCATATCAGACACTTCCCAATCTGGTTTGCCAGCAAATTGCGACTCAGCCACCTTATCTATCAGGATTTGCGGTACAGTCATTACGCTCCTCCAGCTGTAATTGTGAATGCCGTGATGTTAAATTGCTGGCCAGTTGCGAGACTCACGTTATCAAGCGTCATATCTCCACCGCCGCCCGTCCCAGTAACGCTCCCCTGAATATGGCACGTTGCACCCTGGCTAATACGGAAATGACCAGCAGTTCCAGTGGCATCAGCAGAAGCGTCTTGCCATGTTCCGCTAATGGTTTTGCTACCGCCAGAAGCAGCAGTTAACCAATCACTTGGCAACACAATTGTGGCCAACACTGTGCCAGTTGAGGCAGCAGCACAGTTTGCAGGAACTGAACCGCTGCGAATCTCTAACGTAGGCGACGTGCTGATAGTTGTCTCTATCTGGTCGAGTGCGGCATTTCGTACGTCTGTTGAAAATTGGAAAGCCATAATAAACTCCTTATGTGGTTCTGGTGAAGGCCTGTTCAATAAGCCCTGTCTTAGGATTTCTTAAAACGTCAATAACTTTAGGAGCCCTAATATCTTCAGATAATTGCTGGAAACTGTTTTTCATTTGCATAAGCATCTCAACCGTTGCAGCCATGTTTTGTTTCATCATTTCAGCCTCTTGCATGTCCGACATTTCTTTTTCCGCCTTTATTTCGTCTTCAATGCGCTTTTGCTCCATTTTAGCTTGTTTGTCCATTTGGTACCCCTGCAACGCATTTTCACCTAGTTTTGACATAAACTCATCTTCATCAAAATCATCCATTGATTTTTCCTCTGATTGACGCTGCAATTCCGTAATAAATTTAACTTTTTCAAGTTCAAGGCGCCGTGACTCAAGCGCAGAATCTACTGCAAATTTCTCTTTTTCAAATTGCAACTCTGCGGCCTTTAATTCTGCATCAATCCTATTCTTTTCAGCCTGTGTTTGAGCGGATTGCGCTTTAATCTGCAACTCGCCCATTTTCATTTGAGCCTCTGCTTGCTTATCATCCGCGGCTTGCTGCGCTTCCTGCAACGCTTGCCCCAATTGCTGTATAATCTGTTGAGCCTGTTGCAATTGAGCCTGTGCAGCAGGTGGAATACCCTGCATCTGCTCTGCTTGGCGGTCAGGGTCACGCAATTCAGGCGGCAAGCCCCTCTCAATTGCATCAGCAGTCTTATCGGCGTTCGGCCAATCCATACTGCGAACAATCATTGGTAAGGCTGGCAACATTGCCTGTGGGTTAGCCTGGAACAACTGAATTTGCGCTTCACGCGACTCTTCACGCTTAGTCGTGTAGCTCACGCCAGTTGTGACCGCTACCCCCATCTTGCCCTTTGTCATATCGTACTCAATCATTTTACCCGTTTTGGGGTCTTGATATTTCTGATTGATTTTTACACCACGGGTCTTGTTGTCCTCGCTCATAACCTGAAACTCACGCGAACCGTCGTAGATTTTCTTTCTTAAATCCTCAAAAATTTTGCCAGCGTAAATTAATGCCCTCTTAAACATATCAGCATAGTTTGAAGTCGAAACATCGCCCTCACGCTGGCGAGCCATAATTGCCTTGCCCGATTGCTCATTGCTTTTTTGGCCTAACGACGCAGGGTAAATTCCGCTTGTGCCGTAAAAATTCTGCTCCGCCATCTGTATCAAAGCCACTGCCGCCGATAAATCAGCACCGTTCTGCATCCGTTGGGGCGCGTTAATAGGCTGGCTATTCTCATCTATCGCATTAAATGGCAGATAAGCATAGTTTTTCTGGTTTACAGTGTCGTAATATGACTCAAAGCCCTTAAACGCACGAATATCACCGATAAGCGGTGCAATAGGCGCAGATTCAGCAAGCTCAATAGCCGTGTTGGTGGCGTAATTGTACAGCACCTGTGACGAAATCATATCCTCATACAGACCAGTTAAATACGTTTTGCCATTAACAATAGTCTTATTGCCCTCAACAAAGCAAAATGGGATGTGCTTGCCTGGCCAATTGCGCTCTTCCAATTTCTCTTTTGCCGTGCATTTATAATACATTACACGGGGTTTTTTAATAACCCGCTCATTGTAATTGTCTGTATCTTCTGGCTTTTCTGTAATTTTCTTGCCAGTTTCTTTATCAAACCAAATGGTCTCTTTGTCGTATTCCATACGCCAATAATGGCCAACCCGCACAAGGTCTTTACCCATTGCCGCCCATCCAGGGTAATCACTGCCAGTAGATTGAAGCTCCCCATCGCTGTACTCGCGCTCATACTTCTCATTAAATTCTGTGCGGGGAATATCCTCAACTTCAATTAAAAAACGCCTGTCGCTGCGGTCTTGCTCACGGCACGCAGGATCATCGTAAACTTGGAATGTATTGGGTATCTGGCGAATGTAAATGTTCTGGTCATTGCTGTCGTCATTGTCATAATCAGTGGCAAAAGCAAAATAGCCCCACCCAATGTTGACTTGACTGGAAATAGCCATCTTATAGGCAGTTTGTGCGCACCCCTGTGACTGCACCTCCCGTATTTTGTCCTCTAAAACTTCAGCCAGCTCAACATCCGCATCTGTTTCTGGAATAAACTTAATCTGTGGCAAATTTTGCCATTGGTCATTGATGACTTGGCGGCCAAACTTAGGCAGCTGGTTAAATGAATGTGAAGGGCGTTTACCACGGGATAAAAGCGCGTCTGAACTAAATTGGTCTGCACCAGGCCGAACAAAATCTAAAACAAATAAAGCACGCTTTCGGTTGTCCTCTTCAGCGCCATTTGACAACTTAAAGTCATCAAGCATAGATTTAACAATTTTATCTAGCTCCACGCCTAAAACCTTTTGTGCGATGTTTGAGTATAATAGCCTGGCGGCACAAATTCCACAACTGTTTGTTTTGCAATCCTCCGACTAGCCTCACAAGCATAGCGCAATGCGTCAATAACATGGTTTTTCTTGTCGCCTAAAACTGAAGTCACTGCACCTGTTAGCGGGTCTGTCTTGTAAGAGTACATCGTCAACTCATCAATCGTGTGTGTGCAGCGCGGATGAACTATTATATCATAAGTTTTTAAAAATTCTATACCTTCACGTACTGAGTTTGAACCCTTTACCGAGGGCATGATTTTCGGGAACCCACTTTTGCGCATATGGCTAATTCTTTCTGGACTGGCACAATCGGCAATAATTGGCCATTTTTCTGATTCAGGAATAGTAAAAAACAGGCTAGGCGTATCCATAATCTCGCACCCAACCTGATAGGCTTCATGGTCTACGTACAGCTTGCGCCCCACAATATGGCATCGCACAAGCACTGTAGGGTCAACGGAGAAGCCCCAGTCCGCCCCCAACCTATGAAAAACATCTGGCGGCGTCTCAAAGTCCTCAACCTTCCAATTCCTGAACACCCTGGCCTCAGAGTTGCGTGCGTATCCGCCAAGCCAAACGTGGTTGTACTTATCAATATCCCGCCCCCTGTCGTATTCCATCTCGGCTTGCAATACATCGGGGAACCACGGGTTATCCTTAAAGTTTACCTCAATCACAACGGCATTAGGCGGCGTGCTTTCCCCACGCAACAACAGGTCAACAGGATCTGTCGCTTGGCTTGGATTCCATGTGAACCACAATTCACTGTTAGGCTTACGGATTGTAGGGCGCAACAGGTCAAGGGAACGCTGGCTTAACGATTGCGCCTCCTCAACCCATGCAAGGTCATAGCCCTCTAATGACTTGATGGAATCCGCCGTGTGATTTTGCATCCCCTGAAAGATAATAAGGCCATCGCCCCGCTTAGACTTGATAACCGCCTCTTGCACCTCAAAGTATGAACCCACGCCTAGCTGCTCTATCTTAATCTCTAACAGCCGCTTAACCGATTGTGATAGCGACTTCTGGTACTCCCGCACACACACACTGCGGTGTGATGGGTTGATAATATGTTTTTTTATCAACATCTCCGCGAATAAATGTGATTTGCCACTGCCCCTGCCTCCGAACGCCCCTTTATAACGTGAATTTTCAAGTAACGGGATAGCCCATTTGGGTGTGTTAATCTTTAGAATCATGTTTAATCTCTACAATCACATGTTCAATCTTATGCACCACGCTTAATTCACCACCGTTCGCCCCTGTGTGTTCAATTTTCTTGGTGTCGTTAAACTCATCCGCTTTGCTGAAGGATGATAGATAATACTTGATAAGGGCTGTATCACCGCCCAGGGCTTTCTTATAGCCAGTCTGTGCAATGCGGGCAAAGGCATAGGCGCGGCCATCGCGGCAGTCTCTGGAATAGTATTTCGCTATATCCGATTGTCGGCATCCCAGGATAAACGCGATTCTCTCTTGATTCAGGCCGTAACCAGCCAGCACCCTAACCTTTTTCCGCAATTCCTTTGTGGGGACGTGCTTATCGCCCATCTTAGACAGCACCTCATCGCCCAGCTCCGATAGCTCCCTGTCAAAATCAAAATCGTCAAACTCCCCGCCTAGCACCTCGACACTGTCGTCTGAGGCCACAACGTCGATTATATCGCTATCGTTAAACATAATGCCCCCCATTAACTTGTGTGTATCCTCAACCGCACGCCCGACTGTGCTTTATCTAATCCTTTTGTCTCAAGGCTTGGTAGCCGCACACCCTTTGCACTGGCATCGGCAAGCCTCAGGGCAAACTCTTTCACGATTACGGGATTTATATTTGCATAATCGCACACCATATTAAAATCTGGCGTATCCAACCATGCTATCGCTTCCTGCCGCCGTTTTATGTTGGGCGCATCCTTACAGATAGTTTTAATATCGGCGAACGCTTGCATGATGACCGCCCCCCATATATAGCTCCAATCGCACATAACGGGCGAACAGCGTGTGTCTGCATCCGCCAACGGGCTCAGGTCATCGAAAAACCTATCAACAACGCTGGTGATTCTTAATTTGGCCATTCCTTATCTTGCCACGTTTGAAAAAAAAATCAATGGCGTGCATTTTCCCTATTGACACACGAAACGGTTGCGTATAAGTTAGAAATATCAGCAACGACGCTGA